TAATCAAGCTTATGAAAAAGCTCTGATGTCGTATGCGATTGAACAACAAGGTCGAAGACGCCGAGACGAATATCAAGATGGAGTTATTCGTACTCAACTTAAATCCGAGTCACCATCGAGTTATTAATAATTAAGGAGAAAAAATAAAATGGCAAATATAGTACCTTATTCATTCGCACAAGAATTGTTTAAAGGAAATCATAACTTTACAACTACTTCTGGTGGATCAGCTGGATATAAAATTTCGCTGTACACAAATAATGGTGGTAATGTTGGAGCATACACTACAGCAAGTACAATTGCATTAACAGGTCCCTCTGGTGGAGGAGCACCTAATTATGAAGTTGCTACAACAGGCGGAACTCAATATTCAGCACTATCATTAGTTACAGGAACAGTTGCAAATCAAACAAACGTTGCAACAGTAGATTTTTCTACTAACCCAGTTTGGGGTTCAGGAACACCTGCAACTTTTACAGCTAGAGGAGCAGCTATTTATAAAAATACTGGAACTCCTGCTGATGATTTGTTAGTTGTAGTTTTAGATTTTACAGCAGACTTTTCATGTTCGAATGGAACTTTTACAGTTACATTTCCAGATCCGGCTACAGGTTCACCTGCTGGTTCAGATGCATTGTTAAGTATAACATCGTAATAGGAGTAAAAAATAAATGGCGTTAGTATTAAATGACAGAGTTAAAGTAACTACTACCACATCAGGTACAGGTGCATTCGCACTTGGTGCAGCAGCACAAGGTTTTGAAACTTTTGCAGTTGGTATTGGAAATAGTAATGAAACTTATTACGCCGCTTATGAAAATGCTACAAACAATTTTGAAGTCGGTCGTGGAACTTTAGATGGAACAAGTGCAAATCTTGCACGAACAGAAGTTATCTCTAGTTCTAATTCTGACAACTTAGTAAATTTTACTGGAAACAGCACAGAAGTATTTTGTACATTACCTGCAAGTAAGGCAGTGTATCTAGATGCAAATGGTGTACCGGTAGGAGCAGCAAGCAATGGATTTAGCGTGGCAATGGCCATAGCTTTATAAGGAGAAAAATATGGCACAAGATTTTACTAGATATGCAGTACAAGCAACTAATAGTGCGGGTACAGTATTTACAGCAAATTCAAATGATGCAGTAATTGGAATCAGAATTGCAAACATAGTAACTTCAGCAATTTTAATAGATGTATTTGTAGCAGTTGGAGGTTCAACTAACAGATACATTTGTAAAGATTTAAGCATTCCACCAAACAGTGCCGTAGAGCTTGTTTCAGGTGGAGCTAAATTTGTAATGCAGAATACTGACATACTAAAAGTAGAGTCAGATACTGCAACAAGTGCTGATGTTTATGTTAGCGTTGTTGATTCAATAAGTGCATAGGAGGATAAATGGATAGTTTATACAATACAATATATATCGGTAACAAACCGGGCGCAGAACAAATTTATACACACGCGGAAACGCTTGACAATAAAGATATGGTTATTGAGTCAGCGGTTCTCGCTGGACCAGTAACTTTTACTAATACAATAACAGTAACAGGGACTTTAGTAATAGTATAATGTCAAAGATAGAAGTAGATCAGGTAGATCCGCAATCAGGCACAACCTTAACTTTAGGTACGTCTGGAGATACAGTTAGTATTCCTTCAGGTGTAACTTTAGCTAATGCAGGAACAGTTACAGGTATTCCAGCTTCTGCAATTAGTTCAGGTACACTTGCAGATGCTAGAATACCTGATTTAAATGCTAGTAAAATTACAGCAGGAACTATTGCAACAGCTAGATTAGGTTCTGGTACAGCTTCATCTTCTACATTTTTAAGAGGAGATCAAACTTATGCTGAAGCTGGAGGTGGTTATACTCAATCAGCAGTTTTAACACCTTCAGGTGCAAGTGTTGAATTTGATAATATACCTTCAGGAACAAATTCAATAGTTTTAAAATCATATGGATTACAATGGGCAGGAAGCCCTGGAAATATCTCAATGCAAATTGGCGATAGTGGTGGATATGAAACATCAGGTTATCAATCAGTAGATTTTTATAGAGGTGTTAGTGCTGGAGATATGGGAGCAACAGCATCAACGAGTGGATATATTTTAGCTTATGGATTTAGTGGTACAGATTATTGGAATGGAAATTTATCTTTAAATCACGTAGGTGGTAATAGGTGGGTTATGGGTTATTGGGCAAATGATGTGGGAGAATATGTTAGAATGGGTTCAGGTCAAAAAATACTTTCAGGCGAATTAACAAAATTAAAAATATTTAATGCAGGTGGAACAAATGCAGACGGGGGAAACGTACAGATAATGTACCAATAAAATTATGACAAAAAAAAAATTATTAGATTTAAAAACAGGAGTTGTTGCTGAAGTAGATTTATCAGTCGAAGAACAATCAGAACACGATGCAAGAGTACAAGCATATCAAGATGGTGCATTTGATAGAAAAATTTTAGATTTAAGAACAAAAAGAAATAGACTATTAGCAGAAACAGATTGGTGGGGAGCTTCTGATAATACTATGTCAGCAGAACAAATTAAATATAGAAAAGATTTAAGAGACCTAACTAATGGACTTACTACTGCAAACGAAGTAGATGCAGTTGTATTTCCAACTAAACCAAGTGGAGCATAATGAGTGAAGTAAAAGTAAATAAAATTAGCCCACGATCCGGCACAGGTGTACAGCTAGGAGATAGTGGAGATACTATAACTATTCCTTCAGGTGCAACAATTAATAACCAAGGTACGGCAGTAAACTTTGGTGCAACAGGTTCAGCATCGTGGATAACAACAGTTAAGACAGGAGACTTTACAGCAGTAGCTGGTGAAGGATATTTTGTAAATACTACAAGTGGTGAAATAGATGTAACACTGCCAGCGGGGAGTGCTGGTGATGTCGTTGCAGTAGCAGATTATGCAAATACAACAGACACAAACAATATTATATTAAAACAAAATGGTTCAGATAAAATAGAAGGATCAACTGATGATTTTGTAATAAATCAAGAGGGAGCTGCATTAACAATTGTTTTTGTAGATTCAACAAAAGGTTGGATAATAACAGATACAGGAAATAGTTCAGATGCATTTGTTGCTGGTCCTTATGCAGCAGATTTTTTAGTTATAGCTGGTGGTGGAGCTGGTGGATATGATCAAGGTGGTGGTGGTGGAGCTGGTGGTTATAGAGCTTCTTTTAATAGTGAAACTTCTGGTGGTGGAGGTTCTTCTGAAACAGCTTTAACTTTTAATTCAGGAACAGTTTATACAATTACAGTCGGTGGTGGGGGTGCTGGTATTAATGGAGTCACTACTCCTGCAAATGAAGGTGTTGCTTCATCTATTTCAGGTTCAGATATAACAGATATTACTACTATTGGTGGCGGTAGAGGTGGAAATTATAATCAACCATCTTATGGTGCTTCAACAGGTGGGTCAGGTGGTGGAGGTGCTGGAGGTTCTCCCGCTGGATTGGCTGGAGCCGCAGGAACAACTAATCAAGGTTATGCTGGTGGAAGTGCTACTGGATCAGTATCAACAGGTACTGGTGGTGGAGGTGCTGGAGCTGTTGGAGTAAATTCTACAAGTGCTAATCCTGGTGCTGGTGGTGCTGGTGTTGCTTCTACAATTACAGGCTCATCAGTCACAAGAGGAGGTGGAGGTGGATCTCATACAGCATCAAGTCCTTATACTAGTTCACCAGGAGGAGCAGGTGGTGGAGGTGCTGGTTCTACAAATACAAGTGCAAATGGAAATCCTGGAACTGCAAATACTGGTAGTGGTGGAGGTGGTATTTGGAATTTTCCTGGTCCATATATATCAGGTGCAGGAGGTAGTGGTGTCGTTATTTTAAGAGTTCCAACAGCAAGTTATTCAGGCACTACATCAGGTTCACCAACTATAAGCACTAATGGTTCAGATACAATAATGATATTTAATGGAGATGGGAGTTACACAGCATAATGGCTCATTTTGCAAAATTAGGAAAAGGAAATATAGTTTTAACAGTTCACGTAGTATCAAATGATATTGCAACTACAGAACAAGCTGGTGTAGATTTCTTAAATACTCTTTACAAAACTAGAGATGTTTGGAAACAAACTTCTTATAATGGAAATATTAGAAAAAATTATGCAGGTGTTGGTTATACATATGATCAAACTAGAGATGCTTTTATTCCACCTAAACCTTTTAATAGTTGGATATTAAATGAAACAACTTGTCTTTGGGAAGCACCAGTTGCTTTACCTGACACAGAAAATAGATATAATTGGAACGAAGAAACACAACAATGGGATTTAGATGAGTAGCATAATTAAAGTAGACACAGTTCAGGATCAAGACGGTAATAATATTATCAACGAAAATGCTAATACTATTACTATCGGAGCTTCTGGTGATACAATAACAATTCCTGCTGGAGCAACTTTAGCTAACAATGGTACTGCTACTGGCTTTGCTAGTATTGCTTGGCAATCAAGTATCGTAACAGCAGCTACTTTAACAGCTGTAGCAGGTAGAGGTTATTGGATAGATACTAGTTCTAATGCTTGTACAATAACTTTACCCGGTTCTGCTTCAGTAGGAGATCAAATAATTTTTACTGACTATGCAAGAAATTGGGGAACAAATGCAGTTACTATAAATCAAAATTCTTTAAAATTTCAAGGAAACGCAACTCCTAATCCTGTTTATGACACAAATGGTCAATCAGTAGATATAGTTTATTCAGGTGCAACTAAAGGTTGGATTCCTAATTCAGACGATGATGTTACTTTTGAAACTGTACAATTTACTGGAACAGCAGATTTTTTAGTTATTGCTGGAGGAGGAAGTGGTGGTTGGGATGGAGCAAGTGGAGGAGGTGCTGGTGGTTATAGAGCATCTTATAACTCTGAAGCCTCTGGTGGAGGTGGTTCATCAGAATCAAGTTTAACACTTACTCAAGGGACAACATATACAATTACAGTAGGTGCTGGCGGAGCAGCGCCTACAGGCCAGCCGGGTAATGATGGAGCAGATTCATCAATTTCTGGTTCTGATATTACAGATATAACTACTGTCGGTGGTGGTGGAGGAGTAGCTGGTAGTTTAACAGGAAGAACTGGGGGTTCAGGTGCTGGAGGTGGAGGTTCTGGTGGTGGTAATGCAGGTGGTGCTGGTACTGCTAATCAAGGTTTTGCTGGTGGTAGCGGACAAGGCGGAGCTTATCCAAATAGAAAAGGTGGTGGAGGCGGTGGTGCTTCTGCTGTTGGTGGAGATGCTACTACAACCGTT